GTGAAGAAACATGAAAGCCGGCTGAGCCGGGACATCCTTCTGGAGCAGATGCGGCGGCTGGCCTGCGCCAAGGTGAACGACGCGGTAAAGCTGGCCTATCTCCCGGAGGAGGAGCGGGAGTCCATCGGCCGACTGGACCTGGCTGCCCTGACGGAATTCCGGCGCAGCGGGGCGGGGACAGTGGAACTGAAATTCACCGACCGGATGAAAGCGCTGGAGCGCCTTCTGGAGTTGTGCGGACCCAGCGGTGAGGAGCAGCTGGAACAGCTGTTCCGGCGGATGGAGGACCGGGAGGAGTGACGCCGCTGGTCTTTTCCCCCAAGCAGCGGCGGGTCCTCACCTGGTGGCGGCCCGGTTCCACCGACTGCGGTCATCAGGCCCTGATCTGCGATGGGGCGGTGCGCAGCGGCAAAACGCTGTGTGCGGGGCTGTCCTTCCTGTGCTGGGCGACGCTCACCTTTCAGGGCAGGCGCTTCGCCCTGTGCGGCAAGACCATTCAGTCAGTGCGGCGGAACCTTTGGTCTGAGGTTCAGCCCGTTCTGCGGGCGCTGGGCTTTTCCTGGACGGAACGGCTCTCCCGGGGGCAGATCACCCTGCGGCTGGGCGAGCGGGAAAATACCTTTCTCCTGTTCGGTGGATCGGATGAGCGGGCCGCCGGTCTGATCCAGGGCGTCACCCTGGCAGGCGCCCTGCTGGACGAGGCGGTGCTGATGCCCCGCTCCTTTGTGGAACAGGTCTGCGCCCGGTGCTCAGTAGAGGGGAGCCGGCTGTGGTTTACCTGCAACCCGGAGAGCCCGGGGCACTGGTTCTATCAGGAGTGGATCCGGAAGGCGGAGGAGAAAGGGGCGCTGCACCTGACCTTCACCATGGCGGACAACCCCGGGCTGTCCCCGGAGGTACTGGCCCGATATGAGGCCATGTTTCGGGGGACCTTCTACCGGAGGTTCGTGCTGGGCGAATGGGCGGCGGCGGAGGGGCTGGTCTATGACTTTTTCGGCCCCGAACTGGTACAGCCGGTCCCGGAGAGTCTGGATGGGCCGTGGTACATCTCCTGTGACTATGGGACGGTAAACCCCACCTCCATGGGGTTGTGGGGGCAGAAGGGCGGCGTGTGGTACCGGACGGCGGAATTTTACTATGACTCCCGGAAAACCGGACGGCAGCAGACCGACGGGGAGTACGCCGACGACTTGGCCCGGCTGGCCGGCGGGCGGGACATCCGCGGGGTGGTGCTGGATCCGTCGGCGGCCAGCTTCCGGGAGGAGCTGATCCGGCGCGGCTGGATGGTGTACCGGGCGGAAAATGAGGTGCTCTCCGGCATCCGGCGCACCGCGGAACTGCTCCGGGCCGGGCAGCTGGTGATCTGTTCCCCCTGTGAGGACGCCATCCGGGAGTTTGGACTGTACCGATGGGACACCGCGGCCACCGGTGACCGGGTAGTGAAGGAACACGACCACGCTATGGACGATATACGGTATTTCGCGGTCACTGTGGCCGGCCGGCGGTCAGAAGGGTTCTTCGCCGGTGCGGTGGAGCGGGGCGGCGGATGAGAGAGGCCGCCTGTATCCGAACAGCGGGAATGGAGGGAAGAAATTGAAATGGTTCATGCGGAAAAAACCGGCGGCGCAGCCGCCTGAGGTCCAGCTTCGGGACCAGGAGGGGCATCCCTTCGGCGCGCTGGACCGGTATGTGCCCCTGCGCCGGGGGGAGCTGGAGCTGTACCGGGCCATCCGGGAGGCGGTCCCCATCGTGGACGCCGCCCTGATGAAGCTGGTGCGGCTGTGTGGGGGCGTACAGGTCCGGTGCGGTGCGGGAGCGGCCCAGGCGGGGTTGGAACGGTTCCTTCAGGAGGTGGACACCGGCCGCGGACAGCGGGGGCTCCAGTCCTTTCTGGACCAGTATCTGGACTCCATGCTCACCTGTGGTCAGGGGGTGGGTGAGATGGTGCTGGACCGGGAGGGGCGGGACATTGCCGCCCTGCTGTGCGCCGACCCCGGACAGATCGAGATCCGGGAGGGGGAGACTCCCCTGGAGTTCCAGCTGTGCGCCCGGGGGCGGAACGGCCAGCCGGTGGAACTGCCCTGGCAGGAGCTGCTGCTCTTTACCCCATTTCAGCCGGGGACGGACAACCCATACGGCGTGTCTCTGCTGCGCTCCATGCCGTTCCTCAGCGGGATCCTGCTGAAGATCTATCAGGCGCTGGGACAGAACTGGGAGCGGGCGGGAAACCTGCGCTTCGCGGTGGTGTGCAGGCCCGGGGAGCGGGATGGACTCTCCGCCCAGGAGCGGGGACAGCAGATCGCCCGGGAGTGGTCCGCCGCCATGCAGGCGGGCCGCCAGGGGGCAGTACGGGACTTTGTCGCGGTGGGGGATGTGGACATCAAGGTCATCGGCGCGGACAGCCAGGTGCTGGACAGTGAGGTCCCGGTGCGTCAGATCCTGGAGCAGCTGATCGCCCGGACCGGGATCCCGCCCTTCCTCCTGGGGCTGTCCTGGTCGTCCACGGAGCGGATGAGCGCCCAGCAGGCCGACCTGCTCACCAGCGAGATCACCGCCATCCGGCGGAGCCTGGAGCCCGCGGTCCGGCGGGTGTGCCGGCTGTGGCTGAGGCTCCACGGCTGGTCTGAGGACCTGGAGGTGGAGTGGGAGGACATCAATTTGCAGGATCTGGTGGAGGAGGCCCGGGCAGAGCTCTATCACGCCCAGGCGGAACAGATCAGAAAGGAGAACACATGAGGATCCAAAAAACATCCCGGCAGCCCGCCAGCAGCGGCCTGCTGCCCGGCCATCTGGAGGACATCAACCGGCTGAGCCGGGCCTCGCTGTCTGCGGAGGAGGTATATGTCTTCTCCCTGTGTCTGTGCGACAACGAGGTGGACAGGGACCAGGAGCGGTTCCCGGAGAAAACGCTGGAGCAGCTGGCCCCCCTGTTTGTGGGCAAGAGCGGGCTGTTCGACCACAGCTGGAGCGCCCGGGGACAGGCCGCCCGGCTCTACCGCACGGAGGTGGTGCGGGAGCCGGAGCGCCTCACCCAGGCGGGAGACGGCTACTGCTGGCTGAAGGGCTGGGCCTATATGGTGCGCACCCCGGACAACCAAGGCCTGATCGCAGAGATCGAGGGGGGCATCAAGAAGGAGGTCAGCGTGGGCTGCGCTGTGAAGCGGGCGGTATGCTCCATCTGCGGTACGGAGCGTGGGCAGGACTGCGGACACAAGCCCGGGGAGGTCTATGACGGAGCGCGGTGTTTTTTCCAGCTGGAGGAGGCCGTGGACGCCTATGAGTTCTCCTTTGTGGCGGTGCCCGCCCAGCCCAGGGCCGGTGTGGTGAAGGGGCTCTGTCCTGCCGGGGAGCCCGCGCAGACCCTCCGGGAGCTGGCGGCGGGCCGGGACCTGTGTATCCGGGAGCTGGATGGGCTGGAGCGGGAGGCAGCCCTGGGCCGGAAGTGGCTGTCCACGCTCCGGGAGGAGGTGGTGCGGATGGGAGCACTGGCGGACAGCGGCCTGGACCGGACTGTGCTGAAGCAGATCACGGACAAGCTGGACGCGGAGGAGCTTCAGGCCCTGAAGCGGGCCTATCAGGCCAGAGCCCGGGAGCGCTATCCCCTGCCGGTCCAGCTGGAATATGCCCAGAAGCCGGGAGAGGAGCCCCGGGAGGACGGAGCATTTTTGATTTGAGGGAGAAACAACCATCAAAGGAGGAGTCAGAATGAGCAAGGTTTCGTTTGAGGACATCGGCATGGTGACCGCCACCTTCACGGCTCGGGAGGATGTGAAGCCCGGCCAAGTGGTGAAGATCACCGGAAACGGCGAGGTGGGGGCCTGCACGGACGGAGACGCCTTCTGCGGGCTGGCCCTGTCGGTGCGGAGCGGGTTCGCCGGGGTGCAGGTGAAGGGGTTCGCCTGTCTGCCAACCTCCGGCACAGTGACGCTGGGCCGGGTGAAGCTGGCCGCCGACGGGACCGGCGGCGTGAAGCCCGTCTCCACCGGAGGTACGGAGGTCCTGGTGGTCAGTGCGGACAACAGCGGTCACACCGCCGTGGTCTGCCTGTAAGTTGAAAAAGGAGGCTTTGAATATGGCAAATCATTGCGACACCATCAAGCTGGAAAAGGGGATGTATCAGGAGGCGGGCCGCTCCTTTACCCAGGTGCTGGAGCGTCTGGACCCCTCTGAGCAGTACAAGGGAACCGGCATGGAGGGGCTGGACGCCTTTCAGCGGCAGCTGAAGCGCTTTGACATCAAGGTGCGGGGGGCGGCCTCCGACCCGGTGGAGAAATTTTTCCGCACCGCGGACTCCGCGGTGCTCTTCCCGGAGTACATTGCCCGCTCGGTGCGCCAGGGCATGGAGGAGGGGGATCTGCTCCCCTCCATCACCGCCGCCACCACCCGGTTCGAGGGGATGGACTACCGCTCCATCACCGCCCAGGCCGGAGGGGACAGCAAGGAGCTGAAGGCGGTGGACGAGGGCGCATCCATCCCCGCCACCACCATTCAGGTGCAGGCCAATCTGGTGAAGCTGCGCAAGCGGGGCCGGATGCTGGTGGCCAGCTATGAGGCGGTGCGCTATCAGAAACTGGACCTATTTTCTGTCACTCTGCGCCAGATCGGCAGCCACATCGCCCAGATGCTGCTGGCCGACGCGGTGGAGGTGCTGATCCACGGGGACGGCAACGACAACGCAGCCGCCGCCTCAGAGACCAAGGGCGCCGGCGTGCTCACCTATGACGAGCTGGTGGACTTCTGGGCGGCCTTCGACCCCTATGAGATGAACACGCTGCTGGTCAGCTCCGATGTGCTGCTGAAGATGCTCAAGCTGGCGGAGTTCCAGAACCCCCTCACCGGTCTGAACTTCCAGGGCACCGGCAAGCTGTCCACCCCTCTGGGCGCCACCCTGCTGCGCACCTCCGTGCTGCCCAAAAACACCGCCATCGGCCTGGACAAGCGGTATGCCCTGGAGCTGGTGCAGGGCAGCGATGTGACGGTGGAGTACGACAAGCTGATCGACCGGCAGCTGGAGCGTGCGGCCATCACCACCATCAGCGGCTTTGCCAAGCTGTTCCAAGGGGCCTCCCGCGTGCTGACGGTGAAGGCGTCGTGACCGGGCGGATCCAGGCCCTGGTCCGCGCCCTGGGGGGCGGGACGGATCAGGAGGAGCTGTTGGTCATGCTCTGTCAGGCGGCGGAGACGGAACTGGCGGGGCGGCTGCGCCCCGGCCTGACGCCGGAGGATTGTGAGAGCGCCTTTGTGCCGGCGGCCGCCTGGATGGTGCTGGCATGGCTCCAGGCAGGGGAGGCGGGCGTCGCCTCCTTCACCGCCGGAGACCTGACCATCCGCAGGACCGGGCAGGGCGCGGCGGAGCTGACTGCCCAGGCGGAGCGGCTGATGGCCCCCTATCTGGTGGACGGTGGATTTTCCTTTCAGGGGGTGGCAGGATGATGGAGCGGGAATGGGCTGCCCTGCTGGCCCGGTACGGGCAGAGTGTGGCCCTTCACCGGGGAGAGGAGACGGTCCGGACACAGGCGTTCCTCCAGGCGGTCACAGAGCGGGACCGGGCCCAGGAGGCCCCCAGCCCCCTGGGCCTGCGGCGGGAGGACCGCTTTTTATATCTCGGAAAGCCGGAGGAGCCGCTGACGCCGGGGTGCTGGGTGGAGTGGAATGGGACCGGCTATGAGGTGCAGACGGCCCATCCCATTCAGGCTGGCGGCCGGACCTCCCATGTGTGGGCGGTGCTCCGGCCCAGAGACCGGGAGGCGGGCGCATGAGCGGCGGGCTGGATGGGCTCCGGGAGCGGTTGGCGGCTTTCCTTCGGGAGAAGGGGCTCCGGGCCATGACCGACTGGCCGGCAGAGCCTCGGGAGCAGCTGGATGGGCCGGTGGCTGTGGTATCCCTCCGGGGATGTCAGGCCGGACCCGCCGGATTTCAGCACTATCTGGGCGAACGATACGACAAGGAGCGGGAACAGTGGGTGGAGGTCTATGGTCAGAAGGTGCAGTTCACCTTCGGTCTGGACCTCTATGCCCCGCCCAAGCTTGGGGAGGGGGCCATACAGGCCGCCCTGGACCAGCTGGCGGGGGCCTGCGCCGGAGCGGGCCCGGAGGGGCTGGACATCCGGGAGTTTTCCTGCGGCGAGACCGGGTACGACCGGGACAGCCGTCTGCTGAAACGGCCGGCCCAGGCGGTATGCACCGCCTGCCTGTACGCCGTGACAGAGCCTGGCGGCGCATTTTTGGACTTTGAGGTCAGAGGGGAGAGTCATCAATGAATGTGACCACACACGAGCGCCCGGGGGTGTACTCCGTCTATGGCGCGTCCTCCCTGGTCCGCGGAAGCGGCGGGAGAAAAACGGTGGGCCTGGCGGCGGTGAACACCAAGGCGGAGGCCGGCGTGATCCAGACCATCACCAGCTATGAGGAGGCGGTATCCACCTTTGGCAGCCAGGCGGACAGCCAGGATATGGCGGAGCTGATCCGGGTGATCCTGCTCAACGGGGCGGCGGCGGTAGTCGCCGTCCCCGTGGCAAATGCCGAGGGCTATGAGGCCGCCTTTGCGGCCCTGTCCGGCATGGAGGACCTCAGCGTGGTGGTGTGCGACAGCACGGACCAGGAGGTACAGCAGAAGCTGCGGGACAGCGTGACGGCCGCCTCCGCCGCACGGCGAGAGCGCATCGCCGTGGTGGCTGGTGGGGCGGAGGAAAGCGTCACCGCACTGACGGACCGGGCCAAGGCGCTGAACAGCGAACGGGTGGTGCTGGCCGCGCCCGGCGGGGTATCAGAAAAGGGGACGGCCCTGTCCGGTCTCACCGCCGCGGCGGCGGTGGCGGGAGCCATCGCGGGACAGGGAGATCCGGCGGTCCCCCTGGGCGGCGCGGAGCTGCTGGGGCTGAACGGGCTGTCCGCCCAGTACGGAGACAACGACATCGATCTGCTGGTCCGGGGCGGTGTGACGCCGTTGGACAGCAGGGCGGGGACGGTCTCGGTGGTCCGGGGGATCACCACCAGGACCCGCTCCGGGGAAAGTGAGGACGCCACATGGAGGGAGCTGTCCACGGTATTGATCGTGGACGACGTGATCCCGGCCATCCGGGAGAGCCTGCGTGCCCGCTTCCGCCGGGCGAAAAATACGGAGCAGAGCCGGGGGGCCATCCGGTCTCAGGTGGTGCTGGAATTGGAGAACAAAAAGGCCCGGGAGATCATCACCGGCTACGACGGCGTGACGGTGACCGCGCTTCCGGAGAACCCCACGGTGTGTCTTGTGGAATTTGCCTTTACGGTGGCCCACGGGCTGAACCAGATCTGGCTGACGGCCAGCATCACCATCTGAGGAGACAGGAGGGAGTACATTGAGCATTGCGGGATTTCCCACCAGCAGTGACATCTATCTGGAAGTGAACGGGGTCAAGGCGGCAGTGGTGCAGAGCTATACCGCCAGGGCCTCCAAGACCAGCCGGGCGGTGGAGGCCTTCGGTGAGGAGGAGCCGGTGGCTACTGTCCCCGGGCAGACCACCCATGTGCTGGAGCTGACCCGGCTGTACGCCACGGACGAGGCCATCCGGGACGGGATCGACTTCTACGGCCTGAGCGACTTTTCCCTGGTCATCTGCAAGCCGGACCGGAAGATCATCTACTCCAACTGCCAGTGGAGCGGCATCCAGGAGACCGGGACCCTGGGCGATATGGTTCTGGAAAAGGTGACCATTGTGGCCGGAAAACGGCTGGAGACGGAGGTGTAAGCTGTGGAGGGTTCTATTTTGGCCCGACGGGACTGCCTGACGCTGGATAACGGTATGAGGCTGCGCCTGCTGTCTGCCCTGGAGGTCCTCCAGGCCCGCCGGGAGGCGGAGGGGCTGGCCCGGGCGCCCAAAGAGCACGCCCTGTGCTCCAATGCCTGCCTGCTGGCCCGGGCTCTGGAGACGGAGGAGGGCAGCCCAGTATTTTCCGGCGGCGAGGCGGTCCTGGCGGGGCTGCGGGTGGAGGAGATCGCCGCCCTGTCCAGGACATGGAGTCAGTTCAACCGGGAGGAGAATCCGGCCCTCACCATGGAGCAGGAGGAGGCCGAGGAATTAAAAAAAAACTAGCCTCCGACGGGGCGGACCGGCTGCGCTGGCGGGTGCTGAGAGCCTTCGGCGCGCTGCCCTCAGAGCCGAGGGCCCAGGCCATGCGGGACCGGGACTATGTGTGGTGCCTGTCTCACCTGGCGCTGGACCAGGAGGAGGAACTGGAACGGCTGTGTCCCGCCTGCCGCGCCCGGGCGGAGGAGGCCCGATGCCCGGTGTGCGGGGCCCCCTCCAGCCAGGGGGAGGGGGCGGTCAACCCCGCCTTTGACCAGGAGCGGTATGAGCGGCTGCGGAAGGGGGCCAAGGCATGACGGACTATCTGGAGGAATTGCTGGACCAGCTGGAGGAGGAAGAGGCGGGCACCGCCGCACGATGGCCGGAGGGCCAGGCTCCCGCTTGGGCTGAGTCCCCCGGCTGCGCGGCGCTGTGGGAGGAGGAGCTTACAGGCCATAGCCCTGTGTCAGACAGGGCGGAGGCAGTCCGGAGGGAGGCGCTGGGAGTACTGGACCCTTCAGGGGAAATGGAGACCACCTTTCTTCCCGGGCCGTCAGAGATATGGGCAGCTGCCTGGGGCCCCGTTCCGCCGGAAATGGCGGCACCCGATGCCTATGTACCGGGATTCCAGGAGACTGCGGCCTGGACTGTGCCGCAGTTGGACGCACTGGAGGAGGCTGCCGGGAAGGAGCTGGAGCGCCCCGCCCTGCTGGAGCAGGCGGAGCGCTTGGAACGGACGGTGGGACAGGCGCGGGGCGGAGCCGCGGCGGTCCGCTCCGCCAGGGTGGAGACGGGCGAGCTGACGACGCCCGGCCGGGCGGGGAGACGGCCTTGGGGATGGTCGGAACGCGGTGAGGACCCCGCCGCAGCCGTGGACCGGGCCTTTCAGCGGGACAGCCGGCGCTATGACCAGGGCTTTGCCCTGTACTGAGGAGGGAGCTGTGGTGCGTTTGACACCCATGCGCTATAAAAGTTATACCTGGCCCCACAACCCCATGGTGTACTCCATCGACTATGAGCGGAAAATGGCAGTCCACAAGGTGCCCTTTGGGCTCTACCACCTTCAGGATCTGGGCCGGACCCGGCGGGTGATGGAGGGGGAAGGGGAATTCGTGGGGGCGGATGCCTATTCCCAGTTCGGCCAGCTGGCCAACGTGTTCTATGACAGCGGGCCGGGTCTGCTGGTCCACCCCCTCTGGCAGGCGGCCAGCGCCTATTTTGTGGCGCTGAGGCTGGAGCAGGAGCCGCGCCCCGACTATGTGCGATACTCCTTCACCTTTTGGGAGGATGTGAGCTATTACAGCGGGGAGGTGCGGACCTTCGCGCCAGCCCAGGAGACCGCCGCCGGTGGTTCCGGCGTGGGCGGCGGCTACCATCTGGTCAGGCAGGGGGACACCTTCTGGTCCATCGCCCGGCAGTATGGCCTGTCTCTGGAGGAGCTGGCCGCCAAAAACCCGCAGATCCGGAACCCGAATCTGATCCGGGTGGGAGAGAAGGTGCGGATCATTTGACCGGTTATGTGATAACGGCACAGGGGGTGACGACCATCCTGCCCGCCCCGGTGTCCTGGTGCTTTCAGTACACCTCCGGCGTCCCCTGCGACAGCTTCCGCCTGCGGTGCATTTGGGATGGAGACAATCAGGTCCGGCCGGAGGAGTGGGCCCTGTTCCAGGCGCTGGAGGGCGGGGAGGTACAGTTCACCGGAGTGGTGGATGAGTGCGAGACCGTTCTGGGCCCGGAGGGAGCATTTTTTGAGGTGAGCGGCCGGGGGATGGCCGCCCGGCTGCTGGACAATGAGGCCCTCAGCCAGGACTATGAGCTGGCAGCCCCGGCAGACATCCTGCGGGACCATGTGGAGCCCTATGGCATCCAGACGGAGGGCGGCGCGGCGCTGGGCCCGGTGTCCCGGTTCTCTGTGGCTGCGGGCAGCAGCGAGTGGGCCGTGCTGTATGAATTTGCCCGGTATCACAACGGGATCTGCCCCCGCTTCGACCGGGAGGGCCGGTTGATTCTGTCCCCCTGGCCAGACACCCGGGAGATCGCCCTGGACGACGCCGTTCCGGTGGAGCGGCTGAGCTGCCGGGTGCGGAGGTACGGCGTACTGTCCCAGGTGGTGGTGCGGGACCGGTACCAGAACCGGACCGAGACGGTGGAGAACCCGGCCTTCCAGGCCTTGGGGGGACACAGACGGCAGGTGGTGACCATGCCGGGCAAGAGTCAGTACCAGGCCATGCGGTACAGCGGCCGGTTTCAGCTGGAGCGCTCCGCCGCGGAACAGCTGTGGATCCAGGCGGAGATCCCAATGCTGTTTTTCGCTCAGCCGGGGGATCTGGTGCGTCTGGAGCGGTCCAACTGGGGCCGCAACGGGCGCTATCGGGTGATGGAGGCCCAAGTAGGTCAGGACGAAAGCGGGGGATGGACCAGACTGGAGCTGGCGCCCCCCGACGTGATACTGTGAGGTGCGCGATATGTGGACATCCAATCGAAAGACGGAGGGCCGGTCGGTGGAAGCTGCGGCAGATCTGGGCCTGGTGACCCTGGGGGGCGACCCCGCCGGCGTCTATCTGGGGGGAGAACGGCGCTGGGTGGCGGTATGCGCCCCCGGAGGCTACCAGTGGCGGCCGAGAACGGGCGACAAGGTGCTTGTGGTCAAGGCGGGGGACCAGAGGGAGATCCCATGTCTGGCCGGAGTGCGCCAGCCGGAGATCCAGGAGAAGGAGGAGCCTCTGGAGGCCGGAGCGGTGCGGATCACCGGGGGCAGCGGGCGGATGGATCTGAACGCGAAGGGCGTGGTGCTGGACGGAAAGGAGACGGCCCTGAAGGGCAGGGTGACCGTCAATGGAGAGCGGCTGGAGGACCTTGTCCGGCGCATTGCGGCAGATGTGGTGTCCTCCATGCTGGGATAAGGAGGAGCGGATGGAGCTGAGGTTGGAGCAGGGGGACTATGTCCCCAACGGAGCGGGGGGATTTCAGCGGCTGGAGGGGGCGGAGGCCCTCCTTCAGCGGGTGCTCTTCCGGCTGACCGCCCGGCGCGGACAGTTTCCCTTCCTGCCGGAGCTGGGCAGCCGCCTGTACCAGCTGGGCCGGGAAAAGCCCTCCGCCCGGGAGGCCCTGGCCCTCCAGTATGTCACTGAGGCCCTGGTGCAGGAACCTGACCTGGCGGTGATGGGGGCCGAGCTGACTGAGACCGCCCCCGGACAGGCCGCCCTGCGGGCGGATCTGAACTGGCAAGGCGCACCGCTGTCTGTGGCGGTGGAGGTGCGGATGTGAGGAGGCGAGCAGATGAAAACGGTGGATGAGATTTTTGGGGAGATGCTGGTCTGCTTCGGAGAACGGACCGGGATGGAGGTGGACCAGGGCTGCGATCTGGCCGTCCGCCTGTACGCTGCGGCGGCTCAGATCTACGCGCTGTACCTCCAGGCTGACTGGGTGGCCCGGCAGGCGTTTCCCCAGACGGCGGAGGGGGACTATCTGGACCTCCACGCCCATCTGAGAGGACTGGAGCGGAAACAGGCCTCCCATGCGGCGGGGACCCTCCGCTTCTTTGCGGACCAGGCGGCCGAGACGCCCAGGGAGATCCCCTTGGGCACTGTATGTATGACCGCGGGCTTGGTGCGGTTCGAGACCACGCGGGCGGCTGTCCTCCCGGCGGGACAGCTCCAGGTGGACGTCCCCGCCCGGGCTCTGCTGGCGGGCAGCGCCGGGAACGCAGCCGCCGGAACGGTGCTCTCCATGGCAGTGGCGCCGGTGGGCATCCGGCGCTGTGACAACCCGGAGCCCTTCCTGGGCGGGAGCGACGGCGAGACGGACAGTGAGCTGAGAAAACGGGTGCTGGACACCTTTCAGCGTCTGCCCAACGGGGCCAACGCCGCCTTCTATGAGCAGGGGGCCCTCTCCTTTGACGAGGTGGCCGCCGCCTCTGTCCTCCCCCGGAGCCGGGGGATCGGTACGGTGGATGTGGTGGTGTCCACTCACAGCGGACAGGCAGACCCGGCACTGCTGGAGCAGCTCCAGACCTATTTCCAGAGCCGCCGGGAGATCGCCGTGGACGTCCAGGTACGCGCCCCGGAGCAGGTGAAGGTGGACGTCACCGTCCGGATCCAGCCGGCGGAGGGTTCCGACCGGGAGACCGTGGCTGCCGGAGTGGAGGCCGCGGTGAGAAACTGGTTTTCCGGCGAGCGCCTGGGCAAGCCGGTGCTGCTGGCACAGCTGTACAGCCTGGTCTTTTCCTGCGGCGGGGTGGCCAACTGCAAGCTGGCCGCACCGGCTGACGATGTGGAGATCGCCGCCCACCAGCTGACGGTGCTGGGGACCCTGACTGTGGAGGAACTGACATGAGCGGGGCACAATATCTGCGTCAGCTGCTGGCCCCTCTGGGGGTATATGATCTGGAGGGCCCCTTTCAGAACGGGGAGCTGGAGGCCCTGGGGGAGGCCCTGGATCAGGCGGAGGCCGCGCTGGATGAGCTGCACCGGGAGTCCTGTCTGGCAACGGCCCAGGACTGGGGCCTGGAGCGGACTGCCTCCCTGTTCCGGCGCAGGCCCATTGCCGCGACTCCCAAGGCCATGCGGGAGGCCCTGGCCGCCCTGCTCCGCATCGGCGGAGACAGCTTTACACTGGACGCCATCAACGACACCATCTCCGGCTGCGGCGTCAACGCCCGGGTACGGGAGACCGGGAAGGCCGGGACGGTGGAGGTCTCCTTCCCCAAGGTGCCCGGGATCCCGCCCGGCTTTGACGAGATCCAAAAGATCGTGGAGGACATCCTCCCGGCCCATCTGCTGGTACAGTACCACTTTTGGTATCTCACCTGGGCCCAGCTGGAGTCTAAATTTTCCTGCTGGCAGGAGATTGAGGACAAGGCCCTTACATGGACCGGGCTGGAGACCTATGTGGAGCCGGAGGATGGATCCGGATAA